TTGTACATTTCATCGTCATAGTCATGATCGCTTGAAGAGTTGTTTTCTGAAGAATTGCTTTTAAAAGCAGTCCAAGTGTCTGAATCTGCTGTTGTTGTTAAATTATCTCCTGTAAACTGATAAACACCAGCATCATTTTGAGTTATAGCTGTTGGATTTGATGTGATTATTGCAGGGTAAAGAACATGCTCAATACCAGATGCGTCTTTAACTGTTAGCTTTACGTAGTTAACATAGTCTTGCGGTAAAACCATTTGCAGCGAAGCTGGCACTTCTATTTCTTGAGCCTTTGTAGATTTAAAAGTATCAAAACTTAACTCTTGTAAAGCTCTTTGTGCGTGAAAAGCCACGTCAGTTCTTTTTATTTTGCTTATAATTTTATCTTCACCAACATAAGCAATTAAAAACTGATCTATTATATTTTCTAAAGAAGTAAATTGATACGTACCAAAGCTTGACCCCGTGTAATAAGCGTTTTGTGTTTGATTGTCTAGTAATCCCATTTATTATAGTTTTTCTTGTTGTACGTTAGAATTTTCTGCTGTTGAAGCTGTTTGAATTAACAAAGTGTCTTTAATAGAAACACCTGCTAATTGTAATATTTTTAAAACCAAACTTGTTTCTTCTGAAGCGTGTAGTTCAAAGTTTTGCAAATCACTAGCACTAGCATTGTGAAGAGCTTTACCAACCACAACAGTGTAAGTCCAATTAGGATCTGCTGGTTTTCTAACGTAATTACACTTTATATCGTCTGAAGCAAATGTTAAAGTAACTGCGTTACTTCCAGTTGAAGATGCTGATAAAGTTAAGTTGTTTGCTCCAGATCCAGCTATAGAAATAACTGTTGTTCCGCTAGGTATATCAGTGCCGGTTACAGTTTGTCCGGCTTCTATAAAATCTAAATTACCACCAGCATCAACAGATATTGTTGTTGACGAGTCTGTATCTCCATCTTGAGTAAAAAACACAGCTGCAGATTTTGATGGATCTGTATTACGAGGTGCTATTTTAATACTAGTCTCTGAATTTCTTACGTAAACAGGTCTTTTAATTGTTGCAGCGGCTAAAGGACTTCGTTCGTTTAAAATAAATTCATCTTCAGTTATTTCTTCTATAATATTAGCAGTGCTACCACTAACACTTGTTAAAGAAAACCTAATAACATTGTCTAACCTATAAACATCTGCAGGTAAAGTACCATCGCCAAAAGCAGTGGTAATAGTAACTGCTTGATTTCTTTTTTTGAATATACTTATTTTTTCTTCTAATAAATGATCTAAATCAGCATAAGGAGTATTGTCTTTTGGCAGTCTATTATATTGATTTTTTTCATAAAAATATTGCTCAAAAATATCCATCTGAGCTTGGTTGGCAAATAAGTTAAACTCTTGAGGTGTTATATAACCTCTTTGTTCTTTATTAGCTATAGCTAAAACTTTTTGATATACTGTGTCTATACTTACCGCCATAATTTATTTTTTTGTAGTTTGCAGTCGCCCCGAAGAGCGACCGCTCCTACAGTTTGATTATTTTAATTGTTTTTCTATGTTTGCATAGATTTCCATACCTTCATCAGTTTTAAACCAAGAGGCTAAAGCCGAGTAAGGGTGCTCGTCAAATGGAACATTCATTAGTTTTCTATCATTAGAACCCCACATAAAAGTTCTTTGATCTGAGGATAATTTTAACAATCCTATTTCAGTAGCTTTTATACCGTAGTTTCTTAAAGAAACATTGTCATCGTTAACTAATTCTAAGAACAAACTAGGGTTTCTTTTAGCATATAATAGTAAATCTCTTTTAAGTTCTTTAGAACTCATCTCTGACACTTTAGAACCTACTTCTACTCTCATGATAGCTTCAGCCATGTCGATGTCTAAGCTTTGTGCCATTGTCAAAGCTTCTATTTCCATTTCTAAAATATCTATTTCATTTGCAGCTTGCTGAGCTGGCTTATACTCTTCAAACAACTTGTTGTTGTGTGGGTGGTATAATGATAACATTTTTTGTAATACTGTTTTGTTTTTAGGTACAAACAAAGAGCCATTTTCAAAAATAATATGCTCTAGTCTTTGGTCTCCTTTCATTTCATCTACAAAACAAGTTTTTTGATTAGAAGTATATTTCAACTCTCTTTCATAACCAGCCTCTTCATCAAACCAGTGAATATTGCTACCTCTTATTAAATAAGTTAACGGAGATTTATTATTTTTTAAATAATACATCCTATCTTTTATTTCCCAAGTTGGTTTTTTAGGCTCAACTTTTTCTTTTGGTTTTGGAGTTTCCGCAACCTTTACTACTTTTTCTACGTGCTCATCACCAGGATCTCCTGCGTAAGCTTTTTTTGTTTTTTTTGCCATAATATAATATAATATAAGTTAATAAAAAGAAAGGGTCGAGGCCGAAGCCTCGATCCTTAATAATTTAATGATTAGTTCATTAACATAAAGTTGTTAGCACCTTGAGTAACTAAACATCTTTCTGATAAGTAGTGAACTTCCATAACATCTTTTCCAGACGTAGCAGCTCCAACAGAACCAGTGATCCAAGTTTTTAATCTTCTATCATCAGTTTGTGAAGATCTGTATCTTACGTGTAAGAAAGGACGCTTCATGTTTGTACCTAGTTGCTCATCATAAACTGAAGAAACACCAGCAGGAACAACAACACCTCTAATATTATTAACAGTGTCGTTTAAAGCACCTCTAGTACCTTTGTCATTTAGATATTTGAAATCAGACTTGTAGAAGTCGTAAGAACCTCTTCTGAAACCAGAGAAACCTAAGTTCAATGCCATATCTTCAGAGTTGTTGAATACTCCGTAAGAAGTACCACCAGCACCGTAAGAATTCATTGAAGCTAACATATCATCCATTGCAAGAGAAGTTCCTCTATTAACAAACATCATGTTTTCTTCAATAGCACCGTTTTGATCAAACACAGCTAATATAGCATCAAATTCAGCTAAGTCAGTAGAAGCATTAACACCAGTAACACCAGTAGTTTGATGACCTCTGTTTTCAATAGCTTTGAATAAACCTTCAGTACCAGAACCATCAACACCAGTATCACCAGCATTAACAGGTATTCCAGTAGCAGCAGCAGCTAAGCTTAGCTCACCTTCCATCATTGACATTTCTAAATAATCAGTAAATCTAGCTCTTGTATCACCTTCAGCTTTTAAGTACCATAGGTAACCATTTTGACCTTCTTCACCAGCTACTTCAACCCAACCGATTGCAGATGTATCAGAACCTGATACTTCGTAGTAATCTTTTAAGATGATATGCTTGTTCATGTGAGACTTGAATTTAGGCTCGTTAGCAGAAGATCTACCATCTTGTCCTTTTGCAAATTCAGATCCAAAAACTAATATTCTAAACGCACCAGCAGTAGAGTCATCAGTTAAACCAGCCGCGTCACAATCAGCGTGACTGTAAGGAAGAATTGTAACATCATCATCAGTTCCAGCATCTGCATCAGTAACAAATCCTCTTATAGTAGCGCCAGCTTGAGAGATAAGAACTGTATCGCCAACACGAATACCGTGATTAACACCAACAGCGTTTCCATCTACGTCGTTTACGATTGAGAAAACGTTTGCAGAAGTATCACCAGATGAATTACATGTAGCTGTATAAGCTAAGTGTAATCTACCTTGCTCTGACCAAAGTACTCTATCAGAAGTAGAAGCTTCTTCAGCTCCAACTTGATTTAAAAATCCTGCTATTGTTCTTTTACCATAAATCTCTGCTTCTTTCTCCATAAGATCTGGTAAGTATTGTTGTGCCCACCCTTCTGTAGCGCTCGATGTAAAGTCTACATAATTAGTAGCCAACGTTTGTTTACGTGGAGCCGCATCCGGTCCACTTGCACTTGTAATTGCCATTTTTTAATTTTGTTTTAAAGTTATTATTTGTTTTTAATTTTAAACTTAAAGTTAGAAGAATCATCGCTAAGCACTCTAAACTTAGGACCACTAGTATTATCGTTAGTAAACGACTGCCTAGGGTTCATGCTTACGTTTTTAGCTTTAGCAACACTATCTTTCATAGCATCTGCTTTGCCTTGTTCGTAAAAGTGATTAGCAACAGCATCGGGATTCATAGCTGTAAATAAAGATTTATGATAACCTTTAGCATCTGACATTTCATTTTTTTCATTCAAGAACTTCTTGACAAAATTATTAATGTCGCCTTGTGCATCTTTAACCTCACCAGCGTTCTTCACATTAAACCTATATCTCTTATCTCCGACGTTGTATTCAAAACCTTTGAATTTATCGTTAAAAACTTCTTTAGTTTTTAATTTAAAAGTGTTAGTTTGTTTTTCTGCTATTTTTTGAGTTTCTTTTGACTCCTTGTTGTACCTATTAAAAAAGTTAACTGCTTTTTGTTGTTCGGTAGTTAACCTAGAACCAGCTTTAACCTCTTCATAGTATTTAGACTTTTGCCCGTCTAAGTGGCTTTTAGCGCTGGCAACTTGCTCTTTAAGCGCTATTTTTTTCTTTCTAATATCTCTTTCCTCATCAACTTCTTCATCATATGAAAAATCTTCTTCAATAAGAAAATCAATTTCATCACTATTTAAATGTGATTTAGTATTTTTATAGTACTCTCTTAACAAAGACTTATCATCGTAATTTGAAAAATCTTGATTAAGTCTTACATAATCTTCTAAAGTACCACCAGTTTCTTCCATAAAATCTACAACTTTTTGTAAATTTTCTGGTATTGTCTCACCGGTTTGTTGAGCTTCAGCAACAGCCTCTTCAACTTCATCAGCTAAATCTTCTGTTTGCTCTTTAACTTCTTCTTCAGTTATTTCTTCTAGTACTGGTGTTTCTTTTTGTGCTTGTTCTTCCGGTTGTACTTCTTCTTGTTTTTCTGTGGACTCGGCATTATCAAGCTCTGTAACCACTCCCTCGTCGACAGGGTTATCTTCTTTAACTTCATTTTCTTTTGGTTTTAATGGTTTACTTAAATCTAATTTAATAATACTGTCATCTCCAGCACTTTCAAATTTACTTTCATCAACTGTGTCTACAGTTTGATCTTGTGTAGTTTCTTCAACTACATCTTGTTTTTCTTCTTCCATAATATAATATAATAATAGTTAATAATTTTTATCTTGGATCAAAAGA